AGCCATGCCGAGCCCAGCCATGCTAATCTCTCTGGTTCCACTTCGTAGAAAGAACTCTGAAGCGGCCATAAAATCCATTGTTGCGGGGACGGAATCTACCGATGCCAATGAATGCACCCGCCTCTTTCAGATGTTTCTCGAATACTTCCGGCGTGATTGTCTCATCAAGAATGTAGAACGTCACCGTTCCGCCCCACGACTTAATGAGGGGAAAGCACTTCGATACCCGCTTTCCGCCGCCGCGCATCCCATCTGAGGGAACAAAAAGCCATTCGCCAGGAACTTGATCCTTGTGGATTCCAAGAGGTAAGGCGTCCATGACCAGGACACCGGCCTCGAAATGCTTTGTATAGGTAGACTTTCCACTTCCGGGAATCTTGACGGAGAGGAACTTGGCAATCTCAGACAGCGCATTTTTGAAGGCCATCGGGGGAATAAACACCATTCCATCCTCTGATGTATGGAGGCGGTCTTTCCATGTCCGCTCTTCGTAATCCTTAGCGTTTTCCTTATCCAGCTTATCGGTTTCGTAGTGCTTCGATTGGCTGTAGGGGCTGATTGATTCCAGTGTTGCTTCGCAAACCCGCATAAATTCTCCTTGTCTCGTCTTACTTAGCCGCGCCGTGCCAAGTCGAGACTTGACCTGCCGCGCCGTGCCTAGGTGATTTCGTTGCGCTTCGCCAGTTCACGAATCGCCAATTCAATGACGGAAGTCTTCGACAATCCAAACGTCCGAGCGAGAGCGCATAATAGACGTAGGGCATCAAGACTCAATCGATAGCCAACTGATTTCCGTTCCATTCCTCAACAGTATAGCAAGCCGCTATACTTGTCAACCCCTAATGTAAACTTTATTTAGGAGCCGCCATGCCAGCCTTCCCCGAGCAAGCCATCGATTTGTTTTACCAGCTTATTTATGGGTTTGGGGAAGAGTACGGATGCCAGTGCAGCACCTTCATGGGGTTGGCTTCTGGCATTCCGCAGACTGGGAACCCTCCCTACGCGGTGAACGACCTATTGCTCATCTATCCCAAGTTCTTTGGGCCCGCCACGCCAGTATCTGGAACACTCGTGCAAGGCTCCAATGAGATCACCGTAGATTCGACCGCAACGGTCCTGAATATCGGTCAACTTGTGACGTGTCAAGGGCTTAATTCGTCAACGGTAATCACATCAGTAAACATGCCAACCGTTACCGTATCGAGCGATGCAACAGCATCAGGCGCGGTGACGCTATCGGTCTATAAGGCTCAGTTGGTCCCTCTTGCGGTCATTCAGCTTTATCTGAACATCGCCTATGCTTCACTCATGCAATCGCGCTGGCGGGAGTCCTGGTGCTTGGGAATGGCGCTTTACATCGCGCACTATCTGACGCTTTGGTGCCAGACCGAAGGCAACCCGCAGAGTACAGCAAATCAGGTGGTGGCGAACAGCCTTCAGGCAGGTATCACCATCTCGCAGGGAGCAGACGGCGTTTCGCAGGGACTTCAGACGCTCGCGAAGTTGGAACAATGGGCGGCGTGGACGCTCACGCAGTACGGCGTGCAGTTGGCAACCTTGGCGCGCGTAGTGGGCGCAGGGCCAGCGTACTTCAGGCGGTGACAGTGGGAGCAAGCTACACCAGCAGCGGGCCGGGAATGTCGCAGATCAATGCGGGCATCGCTGCGCTCAATGGTGCCGATGCGCTGGTGGGCATTCCTGAAGAGAATGGACAGCGCAAGAAGGGCGAGATCAGCAACGCGGAACTGCTGTTCATCTTCACGAATGGCTCCCCGTTGCACGGTCAGCCTCCCCGCGTGGTGATTGAAGCGGCCATTGAGGCAGAACCGACTCGATCACTCATTGCCAAGCAACTCGCAAAGGCATCTACTTGCGCACTCGACGGCGACGAAGCAGGCATGATGGACGCATTGGACCGCGCCGGCCAGATTGGTGAGAGCGCATCAAAACGCTGGTTTACCGATCCTCGCAACGGATGGGCACCCAATGCGGATTCTACGATTCGGGCCAAAGGAAGCGACCGCCCTGGGATCGACACAGGTCAGATGCGCAGGGCAATCACGCACATCACGGAATCGGGCGATGGTGTTCATGCGGGCAATGCGGCTGAGTTTGCTCCTGATACCGAGATTGCATTTGGCGTTCAGGCAGAAGCGACTGAAGTAGCGGAGGCGATCTAATGCCAACCATCTCGCTCACTCGCGTTGCCAATAGTCCAGCTTTCGCGCAGGCGTATACGGTCAATCGCTCGACGGGCAGCTTTCAACAGGGCGGCTATGTCTCTACCACGACAGCAATACCATTCTGGGGGATAGTCCAGCCAGCCACCGAAGAAGACTTGCAGCAGGTTCCCGAAGGCGACCGCTCTACTGGCATGATGGGGTTTATCTCCGAGCAGCCGATGTACAAGACGCGGGCAGCAGGTTCGGCGTCTGGTCTGGGCGATACGATTCTTTGGAACTCGCAGGAATACCGCGTAGTGGTGGTCATACCGTGGCGCGATTTCGGTTTCTCAAAGGCAATAGCAGCGAGGCTTTCCGGTGAGTAGCTATCCCGTTCCCGGCGTCGGAACTATGGCCTCGACCGGCCTGACACAGCAACAGGTGTCTATCATCTGGCAGAACATCGTACTGCGCTGCCTTGGTATCACCCCTTCAGGACCGACCGACTCTACGGCCTACTCGCAGGTGAGGATTGACTGGCCAACTCCAGGCGCTCCCGCGTGGGCGATCACGGATGACGTGGTGTTCATCCGCGCAACCGAAACGCCAGACCGCTACAACACGGCGCACGAGGTCCAGCCTGTAGACTCCGCTGGTACCACGTTCATCGAAACCACGATCTACACTCGCATCTGGGAACTGTCCTTCATTTTCTACGGCCCCAATGCATTCGATCGGGCACGACAGGTCAAGGCGTGTCTCTATCAGGACTTCGTTCATGATGCGCTTCAGGCTTCCAATCTGTATCTCGATACGGTTATTGGAACGCCGCGCAGAAACCCAGAACTCTTTCAGAATCAATGGTGGGAGCGTACCGACTTCTCGGCAAGAATGAATGAACAGGTGACCGATACCCTCACCAAGCAAACCATGCAGAGCGTAGAGGTTACGCTTGAAACCGAACACGGTATAATCAGCGATGTGGTAGTACAGTTATAGGAGAGAACATGGCGACTCAGCCCCTTCCACTTTCGATTCTCTGCGATGTGAGCGTTTCAGTCACTCCGGCAGGGGTATCAGTCCCCGCATTCAATCAGGCGCTCATCATCGGCAACAGTGGGCGAATTCCTTCCTACGGTGCCGGTTCGCGCTGCGTTCTCATTCCGACCTCGACAGCCACTACTTCTCTCGCCGCGCTCGGCTACTTGACCACCGATCCTGAATACATCGAAGCGCAGTTGTACGCTTCGCAGACTCCGCAGGCGCAATATCTGTGGATGGGATGCCAAGACCCGACCGCCATCCAGGCGATCACCGTCGATTCCGCTGCGGCTGGCACCGGGTACGCGCTGAATGACACCTTTCTGATTTCCTCCTCGAACGCATCCTATGGATACGGCAACGTCACTGGCATCAGCGGCGGCGGCGTGGTCACGTCTGTAGCGTCCATTCCCGGCCAGCAGGGAACCGGATACGCGATTTCAGCCGCACTCTCGACCACCGCTCAGGGTACAAGCGTTGGAACCGCCCTCAAGGTCAACGTGACGGCCATTGGTGAGACTCCGCTTCAGGCTGTGACCGCTTGCCGTGTTGCTCAGCCCGCGTGGTACCTGGTCAACTGCACCACGGCAACCGACTCTGACAATGTGGCGATTGCGGCCTATGCGCAGAGTACACAGCCTGCCATGCAATTGTTCTACAGCACGCAGAGCGCATCTGCTCTTGCTGGTTCGGTGGGCAACGTGTTCTCGCTCATCAAGGCGGCAAATTACAGCCGCGCCCACGGCTGCTACTCCACCCCGCAGGGCGGTCTATTCCCGAACAACGCCTACATCTCTGGCGCTTTGATGGGGAAGGCGATGGGCCTGAATACCGGACTCGCCAACAGTAATTTTTCTCTCGCCGCCAAGACGCTGGTCGGATGCACAACCGAACCGCTTTCGCAAGCGCAGATCAACGTGTTTGCTGGTACGCCGGGACTCGGCTTCGGAAACAACGGCAACAGCTACAATAACTACGCCAACAGTTACGATTTCTACTATCAGGGGGTGAACGGAAACGGCCTCAGCTTTACTACCGTTCTCGGCCTCGATATGCTGGCCGCAGACGCGCAGATTTCGATTCTAAATGTACTCCAATCGCTTCCCTCGATTCCGCAGGATGATTCCGGCCAGGCTCTCGTATTGAATGCGGTGCGGGGCGCTTGCAGCCGTTCAGCTAATCGCGGATTCATCGCCGGGGGCGTGTGGAACGGTCCTGCTATCCCGCTGCTTCCCACTGGTGGCTTGACGGTTGGAACGGCACTGGCAACCGGATATTGGGTTGGGTCGTCTTCATTCTCGACGCAATCCATCGCAGACCGAGCGCTGTTCAAGGGAATGCCCGTTTATGTCGCCGTCATTCTGGCCGGCACACAACAGAGCTTTATCATCGGAGTTTCGGTCCAGCAGTAAGAGGAGATCGCAATGGCAAACGGAACCACCACATATTCGTTCAAGGACTTGACGGGGGCGATTGCCTCTCCACTTGCAGGGCCGTTTATTCTTGCAGGCGGTAACCTCGGTGTGGGAAAGATCACCGTGGAGATGACGCATGAATGGACCGAACAGGACAATTCTTCGGATGCGGCAGTCATGGTGTCAGTAAGTCCAGGGTTCAATGGCATGGTCAAGATTTCCTGCCAGCAGACCTCGGCGCTCAACGCCTACCTGAAGTATGCGCAGAATCTTCACCAGACAGCGGTAGCGAATGGGGACGCAAGCAACTGGGCGGCGATGGCCCTTGACCTCCAGAATCCCGTCACGGACGATCAGAACATCTGCACCGGCGTATCGTTCTCGAAGAAGCCTCCGCAGCCTTACGGCGGCAAGGGCGAGTACATTGAATGGAATCTTCCCGCAGCCAACATTGCTAACCAGTAAGCGGAGCGCACATGCCTTTCGATCACAAAGATACGACTATCGGCGATCAGCAGTACCGCATAGGGATGCTTGAGGCGTCCGATGGAAGCTGGATTTTCTCGACGTTCGTCAAGCGGTATCGCGCATTTCAGGAATCACAGCCCGCACCTCTTCAGGTAGTGGTCCCCGATCCTGATGTAAAGGTTCCTGACGTTCCTCCTGAGGTCGGATTTGCAATGACCGCCGCTTTCCTCACTGAGCAGCTTTCGCGCACCGAACTTGCTGAAGTGATGGCGCTTTGCCTGGGTGTTTGCGGTCGCTATGACTCGCGCCTTGGTACGCCTATTGCCAAGCCGATCATGTTCGCAGATGGGCGTTACGCTATTCCCGATCTTGAGTTTGATGCTCCTACCGCTCTCGAACTGACAAAGCAGTGCATCGCCTTCAACATCGCCCCTTTTTTTCCCGCAGCCGGGTCGAACGCGAACCAGACTCCGGCGGTGGATTCGAGCCAACCGAGTATCCAAGCCTAGACCCGTTTCTATGGCGTCCAGTGAGCGCAGGAATTTGGAAGCATCGGGATGTAGTTGAGGGCATTTTCACATTCCGTGATCTTTGCGATGCGCATGAGTTTTTAGACGTTCGGGATAAGAACGATGCCGACTTCCGAGCTTGGCGGGCGGCTCAGGAGGCGAAATAGATGGCTCAATCCGATGTAATCAAAAGCTATCTTATACGCCTTGGACCGGACATAGATCAGCCCGAATTCGCTAAGTTCGCTAGTGTTCTCGCTGGCACAGAAAAGACGGTAGCTTCTACCGTTGGCGGCATAGCGGGAAGTTTCCTTACATTCCAGGTAGCAGCAACCACCGCTTTCGCAACGGTAGGTTTTGGCATTGTCGCGTACATTGACAAGCTCGGACAAGCTGACCTCAAGACCAGGCTACTCGCCACCCAAAACATGATGGGCGTGCAGCAGTATCGCGCCGTTACCACAGCGCTCGATACGCTCGGAGTGACGCTCAACGATGTGTTCTTTGGCACGAAAGAGCTTCAGGAGCGTTTTCACACGCTCATTGACGATCAGAAGCAATTGGCGCTGATGCTCGGGCCAAACTACGAAGATCAGATGCGCCAGATTCGGGATGTGACCTTTCAACTTCAGCGTCTCGAAGTAAAGGCACAGTATTTCGGCATGAAGTTTGCGTCTGACCTACTCGAAAAGTTAGGTTTCGGAAATGGTGGAATTGCC